TTATGGGGAGTCTGCGAGCAGGAGAGCATCCACTTGCTCGATGGGGATCAAACCGCAGCTGTTGAGGCGCAGCTTACCCGATTGCATGAGCTTCCTCACGGTCGGGCGGCTCAGCCCGAGCATTTCGGCGGCCTGCGTGATGTTGACTTGTACGGGGCGGGGGTGGCGCTGCGCGTAAAGCTCAACGGCGCGCATCGCGACCTGTAAATCGCTGTACGCCTTGGAGTGGTCGAGAGTGGTCGCTTGCATGGTCATGCGCCTTACCTCCTAATTGCGTTGGGGGCGCTTCGCCCTGTTCGGCATCATCAGCCCTACGGCGATGCCTATGATGATTGCGAGCGGGACCGCGAGTGCATAGAGTGCAGTCATGATTGCTCCGGTTGCGCGGACAGGGCGGCACTAGGCTGCGTCTTGAGTGCGCGGATGAATAAGACGGCCTCGGATAGAACCTCTTTGCCTGGTCGTGAAATGAATTCGTTGGCGATTTGGCCCGCAGATGCGCGAGAGACGAAGTAGGTGGCGGGTATATGGTTTTCGAGCAGAGCTGCAACTTGCTCCAGCGTTGCGTTACGGACATCCGCGATTCCATTGGCAGTGAGGTCAATGCCCATCCAAGGCACCGCCTCGCTGGCCTGGGGCGCGGCATGATCGTAAAGCGGCTTCCCGCCCTTGCGGCCACCGCTGAAGCTGTCCGAGCCGTTGTATTCGACATCCAGCAGCAGCCCGTCCCTGTCGCGAGTTTCCAACACGTAGCAGTAGGGCTGTTGCGCCTCCCCGGCTACAGGGGCGCTTGCCAAGCCCAGCACGCGGCGCAACGCCCATTCCGCTTTGTTGCTCGGCCCCATCGAGTACCCCGGCTGGTCGTCCGGCAACTCATCGAGTGCGTCGAGCGCGTCACCCAGCGCCGAGGCGTTGGCGCGATCAACCTTGACGCAATCGCCATCGTCCTCCGCATCGTCGGCAACGTTGAACGCGGCGCGCGCCACGGAGATCAATCCTGTGATGGCGGTTCTTTCGATATCAGAAAGCCGCTCATCGGCTACAGGGGCGCGCAGCTTGGACAGCAGGGCGGATTCGATGGCGCGGGCGAACGCGATCTTGTCGGCGTCGGTCAGAGGATAGGCGGCGCTGGGGTCGCTGACATAGCAAGCCCAGCGGTGCAGGATCATGGCATCCGTCAGCACGGCTCCGTGCGGTGCCGCCTGGGCGGCGGGGGTATTGGTCTTGTCGGTCATTTCAGCCACCATTGAGCATGAGTTCGTGATAGGCCACGCGCATCAGATCGCGGCCCCTTTTGAGAACGTTGTGGTTGGCCCCGATAAGCTTCAAGCCAATCATGATTTGCGTGAGGGTGTGCCCGGAGCAGTAGCCGCAGGCCGCTTTGAGTACGCCGATTTCGATCAGCTTGCGGTGGTCAGCGCCGCCGAAGTTCGTGCCATGAAACGCGGTTTCCAGCTCCTTCTCGCTGACGACTTTTGCGGTGTCTGTCATCATCCCTCCTGCCCAGCGGCATTGTTGAACGAAGGATGCGGCGGCAGCGGGCACCAGTCAGGAACAGCCGACGCGATGCCGTTTTGCGTGCTCTGCTCGGGCAGCGGCTGAAAGTTGAACTTGGCGCACTCGAAGCGGCCGTAGTGCCGTTGCTGGAAAGGGCAATCGGCGCATGTCGATACAGGGATGCAGCGGATCATGTCTCACCCCTCCTGCTGCTGAGAGGCGGAAAGGGCGGCGAGGCGGCGGCGCTCAATGTCTTCATCCGCCTTCTCGGCCCACTGGCTGCCGTGCTTGAGGTAGAAGCCCAGCAGGTAGTGGATAACGGTGGCTTGCTCTGCCTCGGCCTTCTTGGCGATCTCGACGCCGCCCAACCGCAGCAGTTGAGCGATCCGAATGCAGGCGAAGTTCGGGCGGCCCAGGATGTCGATCAGGTCGGCATTCAGTTCAGGCAGGTCCTGCGCATCGCTAGCAGCGGGAGCGGCAGCGCGCTGTACGAACTCGACCGACCGTTCCGTGGGCTTCTCGACTTCGATCCACGGCCCGAACCGGCTGCGCTGCTCGAAGTGATAGACCTTCGCATCGTCCTGTGCGCTGGCGGGAGGGGTGGGGGCAGCCGCGAGCATGGCGCGATAGTTGGCCTTCCAGTCGGGAAAAGTTTCGCCTCGCTGTTCGTAGTCGTCCTCGGCAGCGGTTTCCATTTCGTCGGTCGGCCCAACGGGGACAAGCTTCCATTCGTTCTTTTCAGACATTGTTCAGGCTCCGGTGATATTGGGATACGATGCGGCCTCCGAATGCGAAGATTGAGGGCAAAGGCCGTGTTCCATGACTTCATGACTCTTAGCCAGACCGCCGCTGCGTGGGCGTCTGCAATTGGCACTACTTTTGCCGCCTGCGTTGCGCTATGGCTGGGGCTTGCCGAAACCAGGAGGCGCGAAGAGATAAGGCAGGCTGATGCGAAAGTTCTGCGTCTTATGGCCGCGCCTGAACTTCACAGCATCGACGTTGCCTTGAGTTTTTTCCCGAGGGCTCTGAATGAGATAGTCCAGACTGCAGGCATGGCGGACTACAAGCACCTGCACATCGACGCCCTACACACGATTGCCGCGAAATTGCATACACCGGTACTCGATCGTGGCTTCGACAAGATCAGCAGCCTGGAAGCCGATGAGACAGTCGTCGTCTCGCTCCTTTGCGGTGAGATTCCCCGTTTACGCTTGGCTTTGGAGGACTGGATCGCTAGGTACGACACTTTGGACAGCTTTGTGACGCTCGCAAGCAACTGCAAAGAGCGTACGAGCGACATCCGCGAACTGATCCGCCAGCTTCCATTTGTTGACTACTGAGACATGCCCGACGGCTATTACCCATTGCCCCGTGTAGTCGGCATGTTTTTCTTCGGTTTATTAGTGCTTTGGCCTTGAGCTTTAGGTAGGATGCGCGCTCGTAAAGGAGATGGACATGCCTAGGCGTTACCAATTCATTTTGGCAGTGCTGGTTCTTGGTTTTTGCTCGGTGCTGGCGAGGTATTGGCCGACTAATAGCGGTGAGTGGGCCAGTTGGGTTCAGGCTATTGGCTCAATCGGCGCTATTCTCATCGCGGTTTGGGTATCCCATCGGGACAACCGAAACGCGGTGGATCGTGCAGCACTTGCGGAGCAGGAAGAGGGAAGGAGAGCGCCGGAGGCGCTCGCCACCGAACTAACAGTCCATTGGAAACACTATCAAGATGTAGCGGGAGCAGCAATCGAGAGGCATCCCGCGGGGATGGCCTTTAAAAACTACTGGTTGCCACCTGAAAATCCGTTCCCGATGTTTCATGGCTATGCCGGGAAGATGCATCTAATAGCGAACGCGGACCTCCGTAGGCAGTTGGTGTATGCGTACTCAAGCTTCCAGACATTGTTCACGGCGTATAAATCTAACAACAAATCCATGGACGAGTTGAATGAAATTAATCGCCTGATGTCGCAGAATCACAATCAGGCGAACGCATTGGGCTCAGTCGTCATAGAGCGAATGACCCGCTATAGCGCATCCATTAGGAATGCGCACGAACGGGCGAAGGATGCCACTGCTAAAGTGGCAATGCTCCTCGAAGGGTAGGAACTAGAACGGGATGTCGTCGTCCATGTCGGCGAGGTTGGCTGCCGGCGTCGACTGGGGCGCCGCGCCGCGCCGCTGGCTCGCATACTCGTTGCGTTGGGGCACCGGGCGTTGCGCCGGCGCGCGCTGCTGGCGTGGCGCGTCGTCGTAGCCACCGCCGCCGCCCTCATCGCGGCCGCCCAGCATCTGCATCTGGTCCGCGATGACCTCGGTGCTATAGCGGTCGGCTCCGGTGTCCTTGTCCTGCCACTTGCGCGTCTTGAGCCGGCCCTCGATGTAGACCGAGCGGCCCTTCTTCAAGTACTCGCCGGCGATCTCCGCCAGGCGGCTGTACATGACGACTCGATGCCATTCAGTTTCGTCCCGCTTCTCGCCGCTCGTCTTGTCCTTCCAGGACGACGTGGTGGCGACGGACAGATTGCAGACGGCCGCGCCGTCCGTGCTGTAACGGACCTCGGGGTCGCGGCCCAGGTTGCCCACCAGGATGACTTTGTTGACGCTGGCCATTACGCGGCTTCCTTGAACAGTTGGGGATGGACCTGGTCGAAGTCTTGGATGACCTCGGCGAAGTAGTCGCGGGCGGCTTTGACCTTGGCGATCATCTCGCGCTCTTTCTCGAAGTCGCGCTCGATGATCCAGGACGTGAGCCGTTGGTGTTCGGGGATGTGCGACACCAGGTGCATCTGGATCGGCTCGAAGCCGATCAGCCGCTCGGGTGTGTCGACCAGCGCGTAGTTCACCTCCCACTGATCGGCGTCCCACAGCATCATGTAGCCGCGCATCTGCCACTCGTAGCCGCTGTCGATCGCGTCAACCAGCCAGCCCGGGAATGTCTTCGCTGACCATGACGACTTGAGGTCATGACCGCGCCGGCGCTCGGCGTCGTAGAGGTCGCATTCCCCGGTAATCCAGTCGTTGGTGCGGCGCTCGGCATTCTTCACCAAGGACAGGCCGCGCACGCGGTTCAGAAGGGCGATCGACTGGTCCTCGACCTCCAGACCCTTCTGGATTTCCTTGCTGGAGAATTCGAAGTCGATGCCCAGAATCTCCTGCTGGGCCAGCTCGCGGATGTAGGTCTTGGCGCCGACCGAGAGGACTTCACCCGCCTTGATGGCGGCGGCGGTCGGGTTAGCCATCAGCTTGCCGATGCTCGAGCAGCGGAACTTGATATCACGCATTGCTATCTCCTTGGGGTTGCTTGATCTCTGCGCCGCGCTTCTGCACCGCGGCGGCGAATTGCTTGTATCCATCCTGGTCGCGCGCGGCCTGGAACACCTTCACCCCAGCCTTCATGGTGGCGCGCAGCTCGTCTTCGGTTGCGGCGGCGTGGGCGCGGGTGACCCATTCCGTGCGGACCTCTTGCATGTGCGCCTCGCGGTCGTCTTCGGCCAGGTGCCGCACGAGTTCGGCGTCCAGGTCTTCCAGGTCCTGGCTGAACATGTCGCTGGCGGCGGTCACGTTCAGAACCATGGCGATCTTGGCGCGCTTGCAGGCCATCTTCAGGACGGTGTTCGCAAGGTCTGCGGGCTCGGTGCGGATCTGCTGGACGGTGTAATGTCCGCCCGACTTGCGCCCGTATTTCGTGCGCTTCATGTCGGCCGGCGTGCCTTCGAACTCCGCGTCGCAGACCGCCTTGCGCCAGCGGTACTTCTCTTCGTCGGTGGACGCCTCTCCCAGCCCAGACCCGAGGGCCACGCCCGTGGCCTGGTGTCGGCCGATGCACTTCACGCGATACCGCACCGCGCCGGCCGTGGAAAGGTCGACGATCTCGTACTCATCGGCGATGCGGAAGGTCATGCACAGCACCTCGGCGCCGGGCTTCAGCAGTGTCGGCTTCTCGCCCGCGCCGGGAATCGCTCCGTAGTGCACGTTCGGCTTCATCACCGAACGCATCACTTCCTGCACAGCGATCACGTGGCGCGTGACGTCGGCGACCGAACTGCGGCCGTCCTGCTGCGGGACGATGCCGGGCTGCCGGGCGGGGGCTTCGATAACGTCGTTCATGGCATCCTCAGTAGGTGATTCGGATGTTGGGGATCAGGCCCTTGGCGATCAAGGTGACCGCCTGCTTGGCGCAGTCCTCAGGCACGCCGCCGGCGACGAACGCATCCAGGGCGGCGCGGTTGATGCTTGCCTTGTGCGCCTTGTCTTCCTCGCGGCGCCGGATTTCGGCTTCTTCTGCTGCCTTGGCGTCGGCCTGGCGCTTGATTTCGGCGTGGCGCGCGTCCTCGGCGGCCTGGACCCGGTCCCGCTCGGCCTGCTCAGCGGCCAGGCGTTCACGTTCCGCCGCGGCCGCGCGGTCGATCTCCGCCTGTTTCTCGGCGGCGATGCGGCGCTGATCGGCCAGCTCGGCTTCCAGGCGGGCCGTCTCGGCAGCAGCCAGCGCAACAGCTTCTCGGCGCGCGGCGGCGTCGCGCTCCGCCTGGGCCCGCTGATCCAGCGGTGCGCGGACCTCATCAGCCAGCGCGTCCAGGACGTCGCGCATGCGCTTGCGCTCTGCGTCGATCTTCTTCGGGATATCCTTCAGGCGGTCGACCTGCTCCTTGCCGACGCCATCCAGAGCGGTCTTCACCTTGCGGACCTTGAAGGCCAAGCTGGCGATCGCGTCACGGCCTTTCTTGGTCTTCAGGTCCGGAACGTGGCCCGTCACCTCGGCGCGGATCTTGTCGAGCCAAGGGTCCAGGCCGCCGGGCTTGGAGTAAACCTGCAGCGCAGTTTCCGCCGGCGGCAGCTCGGCAAGTTGGGTCGCTTCGGTCATGTCAGTCCTTGGCTGCGTATTTGGTTGTTCCATCACCCGCGAGGCGGGCAGCTTCGTCTTCCTGTTGCAGGACAGACATGACCCCGACGATGGCGCAGATGATCGAAAAAATGCCCACGGCGGTGTGGGCATCGGTTTGAAGCAAACGGCGAATTAGTTTCTTCATGTCATCCATCCAGTTCGATCTGCACGGCGTCTAGAATCTTTCGTTGGAGGCGCGCTATCTGCGAATCGCCGCTGCGCATCACTGCGCGCAGCATGTGTTCGGCGTCGTACACGTCCAGATCTCGGAACAGGTCCGTCTCCATCAACCGTGCCGCCCACCAGTGCGAGTTATGCCCATCAGAATCCCAGGCATGGATTGACTGCATGACCTCGCCAACCTCTTGAGGCGAAGTCGTCAAGGCTTCTAGGTGTTCGTCACCGTGGATTCGGTCCATATCACCACCCGATCAGAAGAAATAGGACGCCGAACGGCACGAGCAGTTAGGGCGCCCAGTATTTGAAGTTGTGGAACATGGCTGCTCCGTAGGAAGAGGTGCAGCCCTCTGGCCAATCCTTCACGGCGTTCGGCCGGTCACGCTCCGTGCGCACAGATTGCTGTAGGCCGATTGCTTGAAAGGCGGGAGAGGGCTGCGGTAAGACGTAGATGCTCAAGTCAGCGCACCCCAATGCCGGAGGGACGCACTTTTCGCGGAGTGGGTTGTGGCATGGCGGATGCCGTAGGGATGCGTTGGCCTGAGCAGCCAATGGGAGATCGCCCCGGCAGGCCGGGGCAAAGGGATTAATTGATCAAGCGATGATGCTGCGGACGGGACGAACTCGGAACTCGTGGAAGCGGCCCCAGCGGCTGACGTAGCCGTCCTCGAAATACACCGCCCAGGCGGTGCCGGAGCCATAGGGCGTCGAGGTCCAGGTGTATTCGCCGTCGTCATTGAAGCCTTCCGCAGCTACCACTTGCAGCAGCTCACGATGGGCCGGCAGGTAGAAGTCGGCGTGGCTGTCGGCCGTGTATTCGGAGGCAGCCAGGGCTGCAGGATGGCCGCCACGCTCCAGCAGCTTGCGGGTATTCTCGGCGCCGTCCAGATCCGAGTAGCCTTCCAGCTTGTCGCCGTAGCCGCCGAATTCGAATTCACCATCCAACGGAGCGACCGCGGCGAAGAGGTGGCGACCTTGGGCCGTCAGGCCGATGTAGATACCGCCTTGGCCTTCGGCGTACTGGCCAATTACGAATGCATTGCTCATGGTTTCTCCAAGTTCATGAAAATGCCGGAACTCGGATGAGTTGGCATTCAGATGAATCTGGGGCAACGCACCACCTAGCTACTCCCGCTCATCGCGGCTCCAGGTAGTGCGCTGCCTCTTCAACCAAGCCGCGTTCTATAGCTCCACTCCCGGAGCCAGGCGCGACCTGGTAGCCGTCGATCTTCTTCAGGGGTAACGGGTTGAGCCCTGGGCCTATACGCGCTTTCGCGCCATTGGCTTGTTTATCTCTTGCGGTTTGTTAAAGAGCAGTACTGCTGGTGCTGCAGCGTCGCGGTGCTGGCCTTTGGCCTAAGCGGTGCGAGTTGTGCTGCGTTGAAAGAATAGTAGCAATCGCTACGCACCAGAGCAATAGCAAATGCTACGCTTTTTTGTAACAGGCGAAAAAATGCCCGCTCGAGGCGGGCTGGTTGACGGGAAGACTTAGTAGGCTGGTGTGGCCCAGAGCGCCACTAGCACTACTAAGAGCCAGATTATGATGCGGGTCATCAAACGCTCCTGTAGCTAGGCTACTGTTCACCTAGTACATGGATAGTCATGATCAATTGGAGATATTCGTGGCGCGACTCCAGCGGTAGGCTACGATCGAGAATCGTCTAGTTACAGGGAGCTGGCAATGGGTACCGCTTGGCAAAGCGCCGTGTTGGGGCTGATCGTCTTGATGCCGTTGTCTGTGAGGGCAGCGGAAGCGCCAGCTGGCGCCAACAGTAGATGCATTGACGTGGCGGCGGCGCATCAAATCGTGGCGGGATCCAGGAACGCGCAGCTGTATCCCGACCAAGCCCTGGCCCAAATGAAGGGCGACAAGTCGTTCAAGTTCTCGGACAGCGAATTGAAGGCGATAGTCAACAACGTCTACTTCGGCAGCGCGAGCCAAATTGCGCAACCGATGACCCTGTACAAGGCCATTTATGAGGCATGCCTGAAGGGCGGAACTGACACGCGCTGGAAGCCGCTCAAATAAAAAGGCCACCCGCAGGTGGCCATGACACATGATGTCAGGTGGTCATCACTGGCGTATCCATTGGCCAGCTTCGTCATCCCGGAGCCTGGCACCAGCCCAGACGACCTGACCCAGCACGCGCACAGGCGTGCCATTCTCGAGCGGGATGTCAGGGTAAGCCGGATTGAATGACCGCGCCACCCATTGCTTGGTCAGGCGATCCCGCGTCACCGTCTTCACGATCATCTTGCCGTCGTAATTGATGGCGTAGACGCCGCCCGCGGCTAGGTCGCGTACGGTCAGATACTCATTCGGCACAACCAGGAGCGCAGCTCCATCACGAATGATGGGCTCCATGCTGTCGCCTTTGGCGTAGACAACCCTGGCTTTCCCTGCATCCGCGCCCACGGCACGCAGGAACGAGCGGCGGAAGTGCATCACGCCGGTCTGCTCCTCAAGGTGGTTCTCGATGCCGTCGCCCGCAGCTAGGCGAACGTCGGCCATCTCCGGCACCTTTTCGAACTTGTCGTTCGCTGCATATGGCTCGCCAGGGCCGACATTGGCCACCACTCCAGTCTGAGTGCTAATCCGGATCTTGGGATTGGCTTCTGCCTGGTGTGTTGTATTTCCGCCTTCCCAGGGGGCAGGGGGGAGGCCTTGGATTCGCATGGGGAATGCATCGTCTGCATGGTCCATGTCGACCAAGCCGCCGGGCTTATGTGAACGCAGTGGGATGACAACTGCGTGCTGCGGCGCAGGCGGTGGGGAGACGTTCAGGCCGATTTTCAGTTGTGCGATGGCAAGCGCCAGTGCGCCCTCCAGCGCCGTGAGCTGGCTGGCCGGAAGGGCTCGGACATCCGCAGCCGCGATGGTCTTAAAGGGCCAGTCGGCATGGTCAGAAGCGGGCGCAACTGGCGCCTCAACCCCCTCCAAATCAAACCAGCCCTTCATTCCAGGCATCGCCTCAATGGCCCAGATGGTCTTTTCTGTGACGGGGCGAATGCCCGAAAGCATTTGACGAACGAATGCGCCGTCTTTGTAGCCAAGGCGGCGTCCAAAGTCGGTCTTATTCCCTTTTGATACGTGGTCCACGGCTGCCGAAAGACGTGCGATCCGGAACTCGTTTAGCTCTATCTCGTTCATGGGCGGAAAAGTAGCATGTGCTACGGGTGCATTTGCTACTTGCGAAACGTAGCAAACGCTACTAGTATGTGCGCATGGACCTGAACTCATACCTGTCTTCCCCTGGCGCCCTGACTGTGGCGCAGCTCCGTGCGCGCATGGTTGAGCTTGGCTACGACGTCAAAAATGACGCCCAGATACGACAGTGGCGCACTCGGTACAAGGACCGCCTTCCGTCGCCCGAGAACTGCGTTGGCCTGGAATTGGCTACGGATGGAGCTATCCGCCGTCAGGATCAGCGCCCAGACGACTTTCTCCGCATCTGGCCCGAATTGGCCGAAGAGGCGAGGGCGGCATGACATCAATGCACCGTCGCCTGTTCGCGACCCTCTGTCGCCCAAGCCATGCGGTCACGCTCGGCGCACAGCTCCTGAAACAAGTCCATGACTGCCTTTTCGCTCGGATCTTCAAAGACCCGGCGGGCCAAGTCCTGGGCGCTGATCAACAACTTTTCCGTTTCGGTCACGAAACACACCTCGCTCTTTGTTCATAAGGAAGTACTCGATGAGCACGCAACCAGTATCAGCCGAGCAGGTTGAAAGCACACGCAAGAACGGTGCACGGATTCAAGGTGAAGTTTTGCGGCGACTTGCAGAAGTCACCCAAGACCGTGCAGCCGATTTCATGGGCACCTCCGCCAGCACTATTAGCCGGGCGAAAAATGACCTTGAACAGATGTGCCAATTGCTCGCCGCACTGGGTTTCCAGTTGTCGCCGTCTAACGCCATGGTTATCAGCCGGCAGGAACTATTCGCCATGAAGACGATGTTGGCGAAGTACCTGCAGGCCGAAGTCGAAAACCAAAATCGGAGCTTGTAATGACCGTCCCTGTCGCTTTCCAAGGCGAGGTCATGCTCGCCGGCTGGTCCCAGACCCACAACGGGGGGGCCAAGGTCACGTTCTGGCTTAGCGACGAGGATGACTTGGCGGCCTTCAAGGCCATGACGGTTGCCAAGGGCAAGACGGCGGGCCAGCGCCTCGCAGTCGTGGCGGTCGAGATTGGCGACGACGAACAGCCTAAGCCTCAGCCTGAACAGCCCAAGGGTGGAGAGCTGGCAAAGCTGGCTGGAATGTTCTGCCAGTCAGTGGAGTTCTGGGAATTCTGCCGCGCTGACGACGCCGACGAAGCCCGCGACTGGATCCTGCGCGTGTGCGGCGTTCAAAGCCGCCGAGACCTGGATCACAACCCTACTGCCGCGAAGCTCTTCCATGAGCGCATTCGCAAGCCCTACATGGAGTCGCGGAAATGATGCAAGGTATTTTGTTCTGCATCTCGCTTTGGATCGCCTTTTATGGCGGCTGGATGTTCGCGCATTCAACTGTGGCGGCTGAATGCGAGCGGCTGGGGTCGTTCTACGTTGGAAATAAGACCTACAAGTGCGTCGAGGTCGGAGACAAACAATGACCTGGAACTGCACCCTCAAGCGCACGACGCCTTTCCGTTCGCGTGGCGTGATCGCCCGCCGCAGCCACCCCATCAAGTCCAAGGGCATGAAGGGCGCTCCGGTGTCAGCCGCTCAAAAATCTTTCCATGATCAGCTCGCATGCCGAATTGGGTGCGTGGCGTGTCGCATGGACGGCAATTTCAACGACTACGTGTCGATCCACCACATCGACGGTCGCACGAAGCCAGACGCCCACTGGAAGGTCTTGCCGCTGTGCGGAAGTCATCATCAAGACGACGGCCTGGCTATCGCTGTCCATCCCCGCAAGACCGTGTTCGAGACGCGCTACGGAAAGCAACTGGATTTGCTGGTGTGGTGCATTGAGCAACTGCAATTGCAGGGCCAGAGCGTGCCGGAAGGTGCCTTGCAGGCCGCAGGAATGCTGGAGGTAGCGTAATGGCCAATGAATGGTTCCGACTCTGGCACGACATGCCGAACGATCCCAAGTGGCGAACGATCGCACGAGCATCTGGACAACCCATCGCGCTTGTCTTGTCTGTCGCTTTGCACGTCATGACGGATGCGTCACGCAACGTCACGCGAGGTCACGTTGATGTCACGGCGGAAGACGTCGCCAGCGCATTGGACGTGACCGAGGCTGATGTTCAGGCAATCCTCGATGCGATGCAGGGCCGAGTTTTGGACGGAGAAAGGCTTACCGGATGGGAAAAGCGCCAGCCCAAGAAGGAAGACGTTGGCAACCCGGAAACCCGCGCCAAGTCTGCCGCTGAGAGGAAACGGGATCAGCGCGAACGAGAGCGACAAGCTGCCTCTGAGGGCGCGTCACGTACAAGTCACGACGAGTCACGCGAAGTCACGACAGATAAAGATAAAGAAGAAGATAAAGATAAAGAAGAAAAACAAACACCCCCTACCCCCCGCAAGCGGGGGCAAGGATTCGACGCATCGGCGATCGAGCTGCCGGATTGGCTTGACCGGGAAGACTGGGAAAGCTGGGTTGCAGACCGGAAGGCCCGCAAGAAGCCGGTGACGGAAGAAGGCGCCAAGCGTCAGCTGGAGCAGCTTGCTGGATACCGGGCCGAAGGGCATCCGGCCCGCGCGGTGATCGGCAACAGCATCGCCGGGGGCTACCAGGGGCTTTTCCCGCCCCGGGCGCAGCCCCGCGGCGCCGCGACTGCAGCAGCCGGACTGAACCGCCAGGAAGCCCTGGAGGCCCGCAACCTCGAGGCCGCTGAACGCGCCGCAAGGATGATCCAGTGATCGACACCGACAAGACCGACTTTTTCCGCCTGATCGCCGGCGTGCATTCGTTTTACCGCCAGGAGATTTCCGACTTCGCCAACGGCGTCTGGTGGGCGGCCATGAAGCCCTTTGACCTGGCCGCAGTACGTGATGCCCTGAACCGGCACTGCGTGAACCCAGACAACGGGCAGTTCATGCCGAAGCCGGCTGACGTGGTGAAGCTGCTGCAGGGCTCGTCCCAGGACGGCGCGCTGGTCGCGTGGGCGAAGGTCGACCGCGCGATCCGCCAAGTCGGCACGTATAGCACCGTGGTGTTCGACGACCCGATCATCCATCGAGTGGTGCAAGACATGGGCGGCTGGGTGGCGTTGGGCGACAAGCAGGAGAAGGAATGGCCATTTGTCGCCAGGGAGTTCGAGAACCGGTACCGCGGCTACAGGACGCAGGGAGGGGCCGGGGAGTACCCGCGCGCGCTGGTGGGAATCGCCGAGGCCCAAAACGGCCAAAACGGCTTCAAGTCTCAGGCGCCGGTGCTGATCGGCAACCCGACCAAGGCCAAGCAGGTTTTGGTGGGGGGCACGGACAAGCCGATGCTCGGTTTCGAACGGATGACGGCCGGGGACTACATCGCGCTCGCAGCGCCTCAGCGAGGTGCTGCATGAGTACGTTTATTTGGGTGGTGCTCACCTTCACCGTGATCGAGATCCTTTGCAAGCTAGTGCTGCTGGCGACCGACTCATGGAGTCGCCCCAGCAAATTCACCGCGATCTTGGATATCGCGCTCAACATCACCATGTCGGGCTGGGCGATTGCGTTGCTCGCAAAGGCGGCTGCATGAACCTCGACCGACTGACCATCCGCTTGCCTTGGCCAGACACCAGCCTGATGGCGAACCGCAAGAGCGGGAAGCACTGGGGCTCAACTCATGCGGCGAAGGTGCGCGCCCGCGAATCCGCATTCTTCGCCGCCAAGGAAGCACTGGGCCGGAACAGCCTGGCTTCTGCCGGTCGGCTTCCAGTGTCGATTACCTGGGTAGCGCCCAACCGGATCCGCCGCGATCTGGACGGCCTCCTGCATGCCGAGAAGCCCAGGCTGGACGGAATTGCCGCGGCGCTGGGCATCGATGACAGCCAGTTCAGACCCATGACGCTGGATGGCGCCTTGGACGTGGAGAAGAAGGGCTTCGTGCTCGTGGAGATCGGACGATGACGGCAGACCTGCAGAAGTGGGAATTCCGCGACCCCATGCTGGTCGTGATGAGCCGACAGCAGGCTGCGGCGAATCGCTCGTGCAAGGGCTGCGCCCATGCCAAGACCATAGAGACGCCGTTCGGCGACACGATCACGCGTTGCCTGAAGGGCAAGCCCTATGGGAAGAAATGCAACAGGTACGAGGTGGCCGATGAATAGCCTGACAGGTGACGACCTGCTCTGGAACTGGGCCCGCTGGACGTGGTCGGGGACCACGGTGGGCAACATGGAGGCGTATGTGTCCTGGGAAGATGACCACCGCCCGATCCTAACGGACCATGCCCTGGTCGTGGAGAGCATGCATGCGGCGTTGCCGTGGCATGAGCGCATGGTGATCATCGCCGAGTATCCACAGAAGAACGCCATGTTCGGCCACCTTGACGCCCGGGCCCGGGTCAAGGCTGCGCGGGAATGGATCGCCAACACCACCGGCGTGGCGCTGACCGAAACCGAATACAAGCTGTACCTGGGGCTCTTCCGCAGCCAGGTCGAAAGGAGGCTGGCGTGAAGTACGCGCACGAGGTGATGGACCTGATGGAGGCGTATCCGGCGCGGTCGTTCAGGGTGGGAGAGTTGGTGCGGCATGCCACGCGTGGTAGGTTGCTTGCCGCGGCAGAGCGTGAAGCCGCCCGTAAAGCGGTGAAGCGCGTGCTGGATGCGCTGATCGCGACCGGCGCGGTATCGATCACCCAGCCGGCGGAGGTATCAGGCGCATCGGCTGAATACTCTGTGTCCCGCTTCCGGGACATGGACCCAACAAAAGCGGGACAAGAAGCGGGACAATACGTGCGGGCTATTGCGCCATGAATAAATGAGTACATGGCACCTGCGTCGATCTGTATTGCGGGTTTTCCCTGGGCTTGATTAGTAGTTGGTTGCCCCAATGATTAAGGTCCAACCAATGTAGGAGATATCAATGTTCCAGCAGGGCGATGTGGTGCAACTGAAGAGCGGCGGGCCCTTGATGACCGTGACTTCCATCTCCGGGAACGACGTAAGTTGCACCTGGTTTGATGAGAAGAACAAAGTGAATACTCGCTCGTTCCCAGCGGCTATTCTCGAGAAGTACGACGCGAACGCTGCCTACGGAATTGCCTGATCGACCGTAGTAGCAAGAATGCCGCCTTCGGGCGGTTTTTGTTTTCAGAGAGCAGGGGCCAGAGAGAACCGTCAGACGGGGCCCTCCAGGAGAAGGCCCCGTCTGCGAACTCTTCCTAGTCTTCGAGTTCTACGTCGCGATTCTCCGTGTAGTCGAGGTCATCGGAAACGATGAGAATTTTGACCACATTTTCTGCAGAAGCGCGGGCTTCAATCTTCAGCTCCGGCGCTTCCGTGATCAGGTCAAAGCCATCGCAAAACGCGATGAACTGTTCCTGAGCCACAAACTCGCTACTGCCCGGCGTGCCTTGATACCGGGACTCCTCCAAGCCGAACTGGTCGGCTGTGACGACTTCCTCGTTGGTGACAAGAAAGCGCTTCTTGTCCGGTGAAAGCACCTTTTCGTGATCGTCCGGCAGATACGAAAGATCGTCGTTCAGATCATATTCGCGCGTGATTGCCACAGTGACGTCGCCTTCCAAGACAAAGTAAGCCATCAGAACTCCTTCACAAAGTTGCATTGCGACAATGTCGCGTGTCGATAATCGCAAAGCCGGATGACCGGAATGCGATGCAAGAGCGGATAACGCCGCTGGTGGGTGGTGGTGACGCTATCAACTGGGGCCGGGCTGGTTGAAAACAAGTGGCAAGAATTGCTGGCTTCCCCTAGCTTGACAAAGGCGTTCGAACGATGAGCGCTCTTTCTGTATGGGCCTATTCCCCGCGAGCACATAGCGCGGGGCGATAGGCCCCATATCTCTACAACACCCCCCATGAGTCGCCTCAGCAGGCCTGGCGCCCGCGCAGGGGCAAATGCGCGGGACACTTCTTGCCGGTCTTGTCGCCGGTGGCCAGCACGACGAGAACCGCGGCGCCCAGCTCGCTACGGCGGGTAGTCGGATGGGCGCAACCCAAGGAACAGATATGGCGCTGACAGACAAACAGCGCCGCTTCGTGGATGAGTACCTCGTTGACCTCAACGCCACGCAAGCGGCGATAAGGGCGGGGTACAGCCAAAAGACTGCTGGCCAGATAGGCGAGCAGAACTTGAAGAAACTTGAAATCGCCGCGGCGGTTCAGGAAGCACAAGCGGCCCGCGCAAAGCGGACCGAGATCACCCAGGACATGGTCCTGCGCGAGTTGGCCAAGATCGGATTCAGCGACATTCGCAAGATCGTCCGCTGGGGAAAGACGGAGTTGCGAGTCACCGACGCAGGCGACGACGAGGGCGAGGTGACCGAGGCCTATCACGGCCTTGCACTGGTCAGCGCCGACGACATCGACGACGACACCGCTGCGGCCATCTCTGAAATCTCCGAGGGCCGAGAAGGGCTGAAGGTCAAGCTGCACGACAAAAAGGGCGCCCTGGTGGATATCGGGCGCCATCTTGGCATGTTCAAGGACCGGGTGGAACACTCCGGCCCTGACGGCGGACCGATCCCCACAATGCCCACAACGATCCAACTGGTTGCTCCAGGTGACGACGGCTAGACTCGAAATCCCCCCGAAGCTGATCCCGGTGTTCTCCGGGCCAGCGCGATACCGGGGGGCAAAGGGTGGCCGTGGTTCAGCAAAGACGCGCACCTTCGCCAAGATGACTGCCGTGCGGGCATACATGTTCGCGGAGGCAGGCGTCTCCGGCGTGATCCTTTGCGGCCGGGAGTACATGAACAGCCTGGAAGACTCCTCGATGGAGGAGGTCAAACAGGCCATTCGCGCCGAGCCCTGGCTGGATGCCTATTTCGATATTGGCGAGCGGTACATCCGTACCCGCAACCGCAGGGTGTCTTACACCTTCGCTGGTCTGCGCCACAACCTGGACAGCATCAAGTCGAAGGCTCGGATTCTGATCGCGTGGCTCGACGAAGCCGAGAACATCAGCGAGGTGGCATACCAGAAGCTGTTGCCGACCGTCCGGGAAAGCGACTCCGAAGTCTGGCTGACCTGGAACCCTGAGGTGGACGGCAGCCCAACGGATCAGCGATTCGTGAAGAGCCCGCCAGCCGGCGCCAAGATTGTCGAGCTGAACTATACGGACAACCCGTGGTTCCCGGACGTGCTCGAGCAAGAGCGTCTGGCGGACCGGGAGCGGTTGGACGACCAAACATATGCCTGGATCTGGGATGGCGCCTATCGCGAGAACAGCGAAGCCCAGATTCTCGCTGGCAAGTATCGCGTGGCAGAGTTCGAACCCGCCGCGCACTGGGACGGCCCGTATTACGGACTGGACTGGGGCTTCAGCCAGGACCCGACTGCTGGCGTCAAGTGCTGGGTGGGAGATGGTCGTCTCTGGATTGAATACGAGGCGGGGAAGGTCGGGCTCGAGAACGACGATATCGCCTCCTTCATGATCGAACGCTTGCCGGACATCGAGCGCCACGTGGTGCGAGCTGATTCGGCGCGGCCGGAGACGATCAGCCACGTGAAGGCGACAGGGAACAGTGTTCGTCTGTCGCTGCCCCGCATCGTAGGGGTCGATAAATGGAAGGGGAGCGTAGAAGACGGCATTGCCCACCTGCGTTCCTACAAAGAGATCGTGATTCACCCGCGCTGCTCTCACACGCTGCGGGAGGCGCGGCTCTATAGCTACAAGGTGGATCGCCTGTCTGGCGACGTGCTGACTGACATCGTTGACGCGAACAACCACTACATGGACGCGACTCGGTACGCGCTAGGTCCTCTCATCCAGGGTAAGCGCCCCATGAAGATCAACCCATCAGCCATGAGGCGTGCATGAAATTACTCGACTGGATCCTGCGCAGGAAGCCGGAGACGGCTCCCGCGGCGGAGCCGGCCGTGCGCCGCGAGCCGGGGATGAAGATCAGCGCGGAAGCCCTGGGCCGTTCCAACGTGCCGCCCGCTGAGCCGCCTGCCCCCAAAGGGGAGTTCAAGCGCCCAGCAGTCGCCCCGTTCGTGATCCCGGCGGACAAGGAAAAGGCCCTGCTGGCGATGGACGAGGCCATGAGCCCCGTCTATGCCTATGTGAGCGAAGCCTACGCTGGGATGGGTTTCATTGGCTATCCATACCTGGCCGAACTGTCCCAGCGCCCTGAGTACCGGAAGATGTCCGACGTCATCGCCAAGGAGATGACTCGGAAATGGATCAAGCTGGAAGTCAAGGGTGACGACGACAAGGCCGACAAGCTGGAAGTCATCGAGAAGGCCATGCGCCGGCACCGCCTTCGCGCCAAGTTCCGCCTGGCGGCCCTGCAGGATGGTCTGTTTGGCCGGTCGCAGATCTACATCGACGTGAAGACGCCCAGCGGCACTCTGGCCTGGGCCGACCCCGACGAGCTGCAATCGATCCTGGTCAAGAGCCCGGCGAAGGTCACCAAGGGCTCCCTGGTTGGCTTCAAGGTCATTGACCCTGTATGGACCACGCCGTACCTGTACAACAGTGACAACCCGATGCGGCCGGACTTCTACAAGCCGACCTCCTGGTTTGTACTGGGGCGCCAGGTGCACAGCAGCCGCCTGTTGAACATCGTGTCGCGCGAGGTGCCGGACCTGCTGAAGCCGTCGTACAACTTCGGCGGCATGTCGCTGACGCAGCTGACGATCCCCTACGTCAACAATTGGCTGAAGACGCGGCAAGCGGTGGCCAACCTGATCGACGGTTTTTCGGTTGGCATCTTGAAGACCAACCTGGCGTCCGTCCTGTCGGGTGACCCTGGTGATGATGTATTCGCCCGCATTGACATGTTCAATCGGACGCGTACGAACCGCGGTGCCTGGGCTATCGACAAGGATTCGGAAGAGTTCAGTTTCGAGAACGTCCCATTGTCGGGGCTTGATGCTCTGCAGAACCAGTCGCTGGAGCAGCTTTGCGTCGTGCCAGGCATCCCGCTGGTGAAGTACACGGGCATCACGCCCAGCGGCCTGAATTCGACGGCAGACGGAGAGATCCGCGTCTTCTACGACGAAATGCTCTCGGTTCAGGAGGCGGTGTTCCGCGATCCGCTGCAGCAGTGCCTGGAGGTGATCCAGCTGAGCGAGTTCGGGGAGATTGACCCGGACATTTCCTTCAGCTTCGTGCCGCTGTGGCAGCTGAGCGAGAAGGAACAGGCCGAGATTCGCAAGTACGACGCCGACACCGGAGCAGTGCTTATCGAATCCGGCGCCATCAGCCCGCAGGAAGAGCGCGAGCGCGTGGCAGCAGACGAGACGAACGGCTACCACTCGCTGGACGTGAGCGACTTGGACGAAGACGGCGTTCCCGACGCAGTGCCGGTCGAGCCGCCACCCTTGGAAGACGTACCGCAGGGACAAGCCTATGCCTGACCTCGTATCCCCGACTGGCCGCGAGGTGCCGCTGCGCCCCGTGCATGCCAACCAGGGGATCGAGGCGGCCTACCGCAAGCGCCTGGACCGGTTGATCGACGAGATGCAGCGGTCGGTCGTGTACTGGCTGACTGCGGCCTACCGGCGAAACGTGCCGGAGATCGCCCAGGACGAAAGCCCGGCGATGGCGTTGACCAAGATGATGCGGCGCTTGGCCAAGCAGTGGCAGCGGCGCTTCGAGGAGGCCGCCCAGCCGGTGGCTACCGAGTTCGCGGAAACCTCGATGAGCGCGGCGGACTTGTCCCTGCGCAACGCCCTGCGGCAGAAAGGCTTCAGCGTGCAGTTCCAGATGACGCGGGCGGCCAATGACGTTTTCCAGGCCACGGTGCAGGAAAACGTCGGACTGATCAAGTCGATCGCCGACGAACACCTGCAGGACGTCCAGGGGCTGGTCATGCGGTCAGTGACCCAGGGGCGCGACTTGGAAGGCTTGGTCGAGGACCTGCAGAAGCGGTACGGCGTCACCAAGCGGCGCGCGGCGTTCATCGCCCGCGACCAGAACAACAAGGCCACGGCCACCATCACGCGCGTGCGCCAGCAGGGCCTGGGCATCAAGCAGGCCAAGTGGCGGCACTCGCGCGGCGGCAAGCATCCGCGCAAGTCGCATCAGGAGGCCGACGGTAAGGCCTACGACGTCGACAAGGGCATGCTCATAGACGGCGAGTACATCCGCCCCGGTGAGTTGCCGAATTGCCGCTGCGTGGCCATCAGCATCATCCCGGGATTCGACGAATGAAACAGCAGAAGCACCACGGCCTGGCCTTCGACCGCGCCACCGTCCGCACGATCGATGCCGACGGCCGGATGCACGTCGAGATCAGCAACATAAGCAAGGCCACGGTCAACCCGTACCGCGGCAACGAGATCCCTGACTGGGAGGCGCTTGGGCTTGATCCCAACCGCGTCTACTTCCTGTTGCGGGACCCGGAAGAGCTGGCGCGCGCGGCGCTTACCTTCAACAACATTCCGCTGCTGTCCAAGCACATCCCCGTCTCGGCCGCCGAGCCGCAGAAAGAGTTCGTGGTCGGGGCCACGGGTTCGAACGCCTCCTACCAGGCGCCGTACCTGAAAAATTCCCTTGTCGTGTGGGACGCCGTTGCAATCTCGCTCATCGAGTCCGAAGAGCAAAAGGAGCTTTCCAGCGCCTATCGCTACCGGGCCGACATGACGCCCGGTGTCTATGAGGGCGTCGCATACGACGGGGTGATGCGAGACATTCGCGGCAATCACGTTGCGCTTGTCGAAGTGGGCCGCGCTGGCCCGGATGTCGTCGTAGGCGACAGCAGTACCCTCAACCCTTCGGAGATCCCGAAAATGAAACTGAGCAAAACCGCCGCCGTCGTCGCCGGGGCACTCGGGGCGCATATCCGGCCCCGGCTGGCCCAGGACGCGGCACTGGGCGACCTGACCCCCTTCCTGAAGGGCGTCAGCCGCAAGAACCTGAAGTCCGAGCAGCCGCGGATCGTGCGCGCCATGCAGAACCACTTCAAGGGCAAGCTGGCGCAGGACGCCAACCTGGAAGACCTGAAAGAGGTCATCGAGGTGTTCACCGACCCGGGCGTGGCGCCGATTGGTGAAGATGAAGACGATATTGCGGACCCCGAGCCCGTGGCCGAAGACGACGAGCTGATGGGCAAGCTGCGCGAGATGCTGGGCGCCAAGCTGGGTCACGAAGAGGCCGAGCGTGTGATGTCCGCCCTGGGCGAACCGCCCGCAGCGTCTGCCTCAGACGAACCACCGCCCACGGCTGGGACGCCGGAGGAACCTGTGACCAAGCAGGCCATGGACCAGGCACTGGTCAAGGCGCAGAAGGCCGGCGAGCAGGCTGCTGTAACCCGCATGACCGCGATCCGAACCGCTGAGCAGGAATGCCGGCCTATCCTCGGCGAAATCGTCGCCCAGGACTCGGCCGAGGCGGTCTACAAGATGGCCCTGGACGCTAAGGGCATTGACCTGACTGATACCCCGCCCGCGGCGTATCGTGCCATGGTCAAGATGGCCCTGGCGCAAGATCAGGCTCCGCAAACGCCCCGTGTGGCGATGGACTCGGCCGCTCAGAAGAGCTTCCGCGACCGCTTCCCGAACATCCCGAAGGTGATCTAAATGGGTTTCCAGAAACAGGTTTATATCGAACCCGCCGCCGCGGTTGCCGGCGACTTCGCCAGCTCGAACCCGCGATCGGTCGTCCTGGCTGGCCCCGGCGGCCTGGTAGCCGATACGGCCGGCGTCACGGTTGGCCGCTTTGCCTGGGCCGATGCTGATGGTCAAGTCACCAACGCTGGCTCGGGCGTGCCCACTGGCTTCGTGCACCGTGAGCAACAAGGCATCATCACCCTTTGGCTGGCCGAGGCCAGCATGCTGATCCCCGCCGGTCTGGGCGTCACGCTGCACAACCTGGGCGACTTCTGGGCAGCAACCAAGACTGTTGCCACCATCGGCCAGAAGGTGTTCGCCTCCAACACGGACGGCACCATCTCCACGGGCGCCGCTGGCGCCACCATCGCCGGCAGCACTGAAACCGACTGGTTCGTCGCCAGCGCGGGTGCGATCGGCGCGCTGATCAAGATCACCTCCACCAACCTGGGGTAAGACATGAAACGAAACCAAGACCTCGCGCTGCTGGAGAAGCACTTCGGCATCGTGTTCCCGGGCGCCATGGACTATCTGCCCGACGAGTTCCGTCACGACTACGCCCTGGCCATGGATGCCGCCGGCCCGCTGGTGACGGTCAGCAACTCGGGCATTCCCAGCTACATGCTGAATTACGTCGATCCCGAACTGGTGCGCGTTCTGACGACGCCCATGCAGGGCGCCGTGATCCTGGGCGAAGCGAAGAAGGGCGACTGGACCACGCTGACCGCCACCTTTCCGGTGGTGGAGTCCACGGGTGAAGTGTCGTCTTACGGCGACTTCAACAACAACGGTCGCGCCGGCGCCAATGCCAACTTCCCGCAGCGCCAGTCGTATCACTACCAGACCATGACGGAATGGGGTGAGCGCGAACTGGAAATGGCGGGGCAGGCGAAGATCAACTGGGCTTCGGAGCTGAACGTCGCGTCCGCCCTGGTTCTGAACAAGTTCCAGGACAACAGCTACTTTTTCGGCATCGCCGGGCTGCAGAACTACGGCCTGCTGAATGACCCGAACCTGTCGGCGCCGATCGCCCCGGGTGCCACCGGGACCGGTTCTGGCACGACTTGGGCGACGAAGGATGGCCAGGCGATCTACGACGACATTTCGCAGCGTCTTTTCGCGCAACTGGTTACCCAGACCCGCGGCTTGGTGTCGCGCCGCGACAAGCTGAAGTTGTGCATGTCGCCCGAGATCGAAGTCAACCTGACGAAGACGAACCAATACAACGTCAACGTCACCGATCAGCTGGCCAAGAACTTCCCCAACCTGACCATCGAGACCGCCGTGCAGTACGCCACCGGCTCGGGCCAGCTGGTGCAGCTCATCGCCGAATCGATCGAGGGGCAGAACGTGGGCTCCGCGGCCTTCACCGAGAAGATGCGCGCCCACGCCATCGTCCGCGACACCTCCAGCTTCAAGCAGAAGAAGTCGCAGGGAACTTGGGGCGCCATCATCAAGGTGCCCATGGCCATTGCCGCCATGATCGGCGTCTGACCAGCGCGAGACGCAGCAACCCTGAGGGGCGCCCATGTGGCGCCCCTTTTTCATTCGAGGAAGAGATATGTCGACCGTTACCGTTGCGTGCAAGTTGCCCAATGGCTTGATCCTGGATATCCCGGGCGCCAAAGAGCCTGTGTTGCTGAAGGGTGCCAACCATCCGGAGGCGATCGCCGGCCACGGCTTGACCGATGTGCCCACCGAATTCTGGGAAACCTGGACCAAGTTGTATGCCGACTTCCAGCCGCTCAAGAAGGAAATGATCTTCGCCCAGGGCAGCGAGCGCAGCGCCGCTTCCAAAGCCAAGGAGCGCAAGGACGAGAAGTCAGGTCTGGAAGGCCTGGATCCGGAAAAGCCCGCCGCTGGCATCAAGCCCGAGAACTACGAAGGCAAGAAGAAATAGGAGCGGCCCATGGCTGTCGTCGTCTTTGATCCCGCTGAGTTCCGGCAGGTCTACCCGTCCTTCGCCACGCTCAGCGATACGCAGTTGAACGATGCCTTCAACATGGCCACGCTGTACCTGAGCAACAAGGACAGCAGCGTGGTCTGCGACGTCGACGAGCGCAAGGTGCTCCTGTACCTGCTTACCGCCCACGTCGCGGCACTGACCTACGGCGAGAACGGCCAGGGTCCGCGGCCGCTAGTGGGCCGGATCAACAGCGCTACCGAAGGGTCGGTTTCGGTCTCGGCCGAGTACAACGTGGCGTCGGGCTCGGCGCAGTGGTACGCACAGACCGGCTACGGCGCCCAGTATTGGGAGGCCACTGCCAAGTATCGGGTGGGCCGCTATCGGCCCGCGCCGGCCGGCTACGCGCTTCCGGTGGTCGTGCCATGGCGTCCCTAAGTTTTAAGGGCGGTGATGCCCTGATAGCGCGGCTGAAGGAAATAGCCGACAAGGCCGGGGACGGCGGGACGCTGCGTACGGGGTTTCTGGAGAACGCCACCTATCCGGACGGTACGCCGGTCGCGCTTGTCGCGGCTGTTAACGAGTTCGGGCGCCCAGAGCAGAACCAACCGCCCAGGCCGTTCTTCCGCGCCATGATCGCCGAGAAGCAGAAAGGCTGGCCGCGCGCGCTGGGAGCCTTGGCCAAGAGAAACGACTACGACATCGACAAGACCCTGGGACAGATGGGCGAAGGCATCAAAGGCCAGCTGCAGGAATCCATCCGACAGCTCGATAGCCCGCCGTTGGCGCCGGTGACGGTCGCGCGCAAGGGATTCGATAAGCCGCTGGTGGACACCGGCCACATGATGAACAGCGTGGACTACGAGGTCGACACATGAACCTGCACGGAATCGTCAGCCCCATCATCGCCGCTGTGAATCCGATGATCACCGGGCAGATCCGCTACAGCGACGGTTACGAGATGGGGCTGGGCCGCAAGCAGGTGCCGAAGTACCTGCCGACCGAAGGCGCCAAGCTTCAGGTCCAGCCGCTCAGTGGCAGGGACGTGGCGCACCTTGAGGCGCAAAACATCCAGGGCGTGCAGCGCAGCGTCTACATGTTCGGCGACACCCAGGGCGTGGTGCGGCCTCTAGCCAAAGGTGGCGACCTGCTGCTGTTTGATGGTCAGACCTGGCTGGTGACGGCGGTCTTCGAGACGTGGCCGGACTGGTGCAAGGTGGGCGTGACCCTCCAACTGGAGGAAACCCCATGAGCGCGCAGATCAGCATCACCGAGGACACCCTAGTCGACGACCTGGGCGCCTTCGCGGACACGCTGGTGGATTGTGAGGTCGTGCGAGGGCAGGTCAACCGTGTGCCGTCTCCCAAGAGCAGTGAATACGTCATCGTCACTCCAATGGGCGTGGTCGGCTTGTCGTTGCCCCACACCAAATATGCCGATCCGACGCCAACCTCTGGTAGCCGCGCCCTGACGCGGCCGACGCAGTGGGCGGCCCAGGTCGATTGCTACGGGGAGAAGGCGCAGGACCGCGCGTTGATCTTGTCGATCGCGCTCAGGAGCCAGTACGGCTGCGAATTCCTCGGGGAATTGGGCCGCGCGCAACCTCTGTACGCCGGTGAGCCAAAGCAACTGCCGTTCATTACCGGCGAGAACCAGTACACGGAACGGTGGTCCTTCGACGCCATTCTGCAATTCAACCCCACCGTGACGCTTCCACAGCAGTTTGCGGACTCACTCCACGTCAACCTCGTCGAGGTTGACACCAAATTTCCACCCGGAGCTTAAAGCTATGTCCATTCCCGCCAGTGAAATCGTCCAGGTAGTTCCTGGCGTGATCGGCGCCGGCGGATCGGCGCTCGATCTGAACGGCCTGATCCTGACCGACAACACCGCGGTGCCCGTGGGTACCGTCCAGAGCTTCGCCACTGCGCGCGATGTGCAGCGCTTCTTCGGCCCGACCTCTATCGAGGCGACCCTGGCCGGCATCTACTTCAATGGCTTCGAGAACTCGACGCGTAAGCCGGGCGACCTGCTGTTTGCCCAGTATCCTCTGGATGACGTCGCGGCCTACCTGCGCGGCGGCTCCATGGCGTCGACGACTCTGACGCAGCTGCAGGCCCTTTCCGGTGTACTGACCGTGAGCATCGATGGCACCCCGAAGACGTCCAGCACCATCACGCTTGCGGCCGCAACCAGCTTTTCGAACGCGGCCTCGCTTATCCAGGCGGCCTTCACGTCGTTCGGTGCGTCGTGCACCTATGACGCGCAGCGCTCGGCCTTCGTCATCACGTCGGCCACCGATGGCGCGGCCAGCACGATCAGCTTCGGCAGTGGAACGATCGCGGCAGGCCTGAAGCTGACCGAAGCCACGGGTGCGGTCCTGTCGCAGGGCGCGGCAGCCGGTACGCCGGCGGCCAACCTGAGCGCGATCACGGACGTCACCCAGAACTGGGCGTCGTTCATGACCACGTTCGAGCCGGACACGGCCGGCAAGGTCGATTTCTCGGCGTGGACGAACAGCCAGGGCAACCGCTACGTGTACGTGGGCTGGGATACCGACGTCCAGGCCGTCACGCAGGGCAGCACCACGAGCTGGGGCGCCATCGTGGCCGCGAACGAATACTCCGGATCGGTGCCGGTCTATAGGGATGTGCAGCATGCCGCCTTCGTGCTCGGCGCGATCGCCAGCATCGACTTCGAGCGCACGAACGGCCGCATCACGCTGGCCTTCCGCGGCCAATCGGGCCTGGCGTTCTCCGTGACCGATGCGACGACCGCCCAGACGCTGATCGACAACGGCTACAACTTCTACGGCGACTATGCCACCAGCAATGACCAGTTCCGGTTCTTTTACCCGGGACAGATCAGTGGTGACTGGCAGTGGGCGGACACCTATGTGAACCAGATCTGGCTGAACAACGCGTTCCAGCAGGCGCTGATGACGCTGCTTACGCAGGTGAACTCGGTGCCGTACAACGCCGACGGCTACGCGCTGATCGACGCGGCGTGCATGGACCCGGTGAGCGCTGCGGTGAACTTCGGCGCAATCCGCGCCGGCGTGCCGCTGTCCAGCCTGCAGAAGGCCCAGGTGAATAACCAGGCCGGAGTCGAAATCTCCGGCACCCTGGAAACGCGCGGCTGGTATCTCCAAATTCTGCCGGCGACGGCGCAGGTGCGCGCCGCGCGTGAAACACCGCCCATGACCTTTTGGTACATGGACGGCGGTTCCGTCCAGCAGATCACCCTCGCATCCCTGGCCATCCTGTAAGGGCGACCGACATGTCTACTCTCACCAGTGCAAATTCCGTCCTGACGCTCGGCGTCGGCGGCATCTTCCCCGTCCCTCAGAAGATCGAGGGCTACGCCACCGACGATGCGTTCGCGTTCGACGCCGTGCAGCCGGCTCAGGCCGTCATGGGCGTGGACGGCCGCATGTCAGCTGGCTACACGCCTTTCATGAGCGTGCAGACCATCGCGATTCAGGCGGATTCTCCTTCGATGGTCATCTTCGAGGCTTGGTTGGCGGCCATGAAGGTCGCGCGGGAAGTGTTCTACGCCACCGGCACGCTGAATATCTCGTCAATCGGCCGCAAGTTCGTGATGACCAAGGGTGTCCTGACGCAGATTCCCCCGGCTCCGACCGCCCGCGCCATCCTCCAACCCATGACGTTCCAGATCACCTGGGAAAACGTCTCTCCGGCGCTGGTGTGATATGGCCCGCAAACAGGCAACGGTAACCATCAGTGCCGAGGGGCGCGACAAGGGCAAGGTGTTTGTGTTGACCGAGCTTTCGGCCTATGACGCCGAAGACTGGGCCGGCCGGGCCCTCTTCGCCCTCATGAATGCTGGCGTGGAGATTCCGGACAACATCGCCGAGGCGGGGTTGGCCGGTGTCGCCGCGCTAGGCATCAAAGCCATCGCCAAGCTGCCCTTCGACAGCGCGAAGCCCCTGCTGGACAGGATGATGGAGTGCGTCCAAATCCAGCCGAGCCCCGGAGTGATTCGGCCGCTCATCTCCGACGATGTGGAGGAGGTGGGGACGCTGCTGACCCTGCGCAAGCAAGTGCTGGGCCTGCATATGGATTTTTCTATGGCCGTCGCCCCATCGACTTCGGGCTCCAAGCCTGGGCAGGCGGCGGCCCGCGGCTGATCCAGTACGCCAACATCCCCAGAAACGTCGGCGCCGTGATCTCTCGGCACCCGGGCCTGCTGCACGACTTGCAGTCGGTCTACGGTGCCGAGGACCTTTACAACCTGCTGGAGGTGATCGCGGTCGACGCGAACAACCAGCAGGCCATGACAAAAGTGAGGTAATGGCATGGCAACCGTCATTGATGCCCTGGTTGTCACGCTGGGGCTGAATGCCAAGGGATTCAAGCAGGGAGCCGCCGAGGTCGACGACTCCCTGCAGCACACCCGCGAAGAGTCCGCCCGTACCGCGCGCGAAATGGAGGCGCGCGGCAAGCAGGCGGCCATGTTCTTCAGCAAGGTACGCAATGAGGCGCTGGCGCTCCTGGCTGTGTTCACGGCTGGGATGGGGCTGAAGAACTTCGTGTCCAGCACGGTCGAGTCCACCGCCAGTCTGGCGCGCATGTCAGACAACCTGAACATGAGCGCGAAGGACTTGGCGGAATGGCAGCTCGCGGCCAAGAACGCCGGCGGCTCGGTCGAAGGCATCACCGCGCAGTTGAAGGAATCGGCCGATCAGGTCGCCAAGTTCAAGCGCGGCATGGCCGCCGAGACGCTGCCGGCCTTTTTCCAGTTTGGTGGCAGGACCGAAGACCTGAAGGACGGCAACACCTACCTCCAGGCCCGGGCGCGGATCGTCGCCGAGATCTACAAGACCGACCGCGCGCGCGCCGCGCTGGCCGCGAACATGATGGGCCTGGATGCCCAGCAGTTCAACCTCTACAAGGAGGGGCCGGAAGGCATCGCGCGCCGGCGGCAGGAGCAGTCTGGCCCTGCGGCCGAGCAGGCGGCGGCGGCACAGCGCGCCGAGCAGCTGCGCCAGAAGTACGACACGGCCATGAACAAGCTTTCGAGCGTGGGCGTGAACGTGCTAACCGCCCTGATGCCGGCGTTCGAATTCGGCGTCGACAAGCTGATCGAGTTCGGCAACTGGATCATCCAGAATCGGACGGTCATCAACGAGACCGTGAAGAGCTGGGTCACTGGCGCTGAAAAGTTCTTCGCCGGCTTGTCGAAGTTCGGGGATAGGGTAAACGAGTTCATGGATACGCCGATCGGGCGTGTCGTTAAGAAGGCGCTCGACATCGGCGTCGAGGCGACTGTGCCGAAGGCCGCGCGGGAAGCAGAGAAAGAGGCGAGTGCGACCGCCACCACCAAAAGGGCAAATGCCACTCTGACACCTGACGCCAGCGATGCCATCGAGAAGTTCGAAAAGATGGGCTGGTCGCGTGCGCAGGCTATCGGGATCGTCAACAATCTGCAGGCAGAGAGCGGCGGCAAGCTCGACCATCGCGCCGTAGGTGACAGCGGGACGGCCTTTGGTGTCGCTCAATGGCGTAACGAGCGGGTCGACATGTTCAAGAAGGTGATGGGCGTGGCGCTGTCAGAATCGACGCGGGACCAGCAGTATGCATTTGCAAACTGGGAATTGCGCAACACCCATAAGGCGGCCGGCGACAAGCTGAAGGCTGCCAAGACTGTTGAAGATGCAAGTCGGGTGGTAACGCTGGACTTTGAAATCCCGGCAAAGAAGGAGCAGAAGGCCGAAGAGCGCGCGGCAGTCGCTACGGAACTGGCGAAATTGGCCAACGCTGCGGCGTCGAAGAATGCTCCTGCAACTTTGGTTGCCGCGTCGCCCGCATCTGCATCGCAGCCGGTGCCGAGGGCCGTTGCCCAACCTTCTCCGCGTGTAGGAGTCGACAAGCCTCGTGGCAATGCAGAAGAACCCCAGAAAGGTGCTGCCACGCCCGTTCTGCCTGATGCGTTGCTGCAAGGGGCTATGGCGGCCGTAAATGCCGCGCGAGCGGCTCAGTCCTCTTCACAGATCGTCAGCAACACAAGCACCTCCACCACGACCAATACCAGCGAAACGAACATTAGCGGGCCTATCACAGTTATGACGGCCGCGACGGATGGCTTTGGGCTCGTGCGTGATCTCGCGGGCATGGGTAAAGGCCAAAGTTTGGTCCAACAAGCCAACACGGGGCTCAACTGATGTCGCTTATTCCTTTCCCGAATGTTCCTCAGGTTCCCGGCGTGCCGGCGATCTTTCGTGAGGCAACGATCCCATCGCTGCCCGAGTTGGTAAATATCGGGTTGGGGGGGCTGGCGGATCTGCTCTTTGGTACTCCCCTTTGGGGGCTGTACACCGAGGACGGGCAGCAGGCTGTCGTCTTTGATTCGTTCCTCGGGCTGCGCTTCAGGAACGGCGGACGGGTGTCAAGCTTCCCCGTTGAACAGGGCGGCTTTTCATCCTTCAACAAGGTGGACACGCCTTTCGATGCGGCGATCCGCTTGGCGCATAGCGGGGACATGGCATCGAGAAATGTCATCCTGGGCGTGCTTGAACGCATTGTTCACAGCACGGATCTCTATTCGGTGGTGACGCCCGAAATCGTGTATCCCTCGGCCAACTTGGTGAACTACTCGTATACGCGGGACAGCCGTGGCGGGTCTAGCCAACTAATAGTTGAGCTGTACCTCGAAGAGATTCGTCAGACGGCGGCGGCGCAGTTCGCCGAGACGGAAGAAGCCAGCGGCGCTGACCCGCAAAGCAACGGCCAGGTGCAGTCCTTTCCGCTGGGCACGGAGCCGGGCGAACCGCTGATTCTTTCGACGGAGTTCCAATGAGGCAGATTCCCCTTCGCGCGGTGCCGTCTCAGTCCCTCAGCGTTGTTCTTGCAGGCCAAAGCTGCCAGATCAACGTCTACGAGAAGTCGACGGGCCTGTATTTGGACCTGTTCGTGGACCATGAGCCAATAGTGACGACGGCGTTGTGCCATGACCGGGTTAGGATCGTTCGCGAAACGTACCGCGGCTTCGTGGGTGATCTGAGCTTTCTGGACACGCGCGGGCACGCGGACCCCGAGTACACCGGGCTGGGGGGCCGCTTTGTGCTGGCCTATCTGGAGGCGGCTGAGCTATGAGCTTCGTCAAGCGACGGATCGACGTCACGATCAGCCTGGGGGAAGGCAAGTTCGGCGACACCAAGGGCCCCGATGTCACGCTGAGTGGCTACCGGGTGTCCGTGGCCGTCGTCGCCTACAACGGGGATGCCCAGAGCCAGCTTCAGCTTCGAATTTTCGGGCTGAGCCAGGAAATGATGAACAAGCTGACGGTGATCGGCCCGATCATGACGGAGCGGCGCAACAATCGGATCCTGGTGGCTGCGGGTGACGAGGGACAGGCGCTCAGCGTGGTCTATGAGGGGACGATTTCGCAGGCGTGGGCGGATTACAACTCCGCGCCGGAGGTTGTGTTCAACGTCGTGGCCCTGGCCGCGGCGCTACACGCTGTGAAGCCGGTCAACGCCCGGAGCTATCGAGGGTCGACGAATGTGGCGGTGATCGCATCGGATATCGCGGGGGCCATGGAACTTGCGTTCGAAAACAACGGAGTGAGCGCCAAGTTGTCCAACCCGTACTTCTGCGGCACGGCTCTGGAGCAGTTGCGCGCCTGCGCGCGCGCGGCCGGCATCAGCTACACGATCGACCGTGGCGTCTTGGCGATTTGGCCAAGGAACGAAGCGCGCCAGGGTGACGCCGTGGAGATTTCCCCTCAGAAGAATCTGATCGGCTATCCGACCTTTACGGGCGGCGGTATCGCCTTCTCGATCCTCTATACCCCTGAGTTGAAGCTTGGCGGCCTGGTGCAAGTGATCAGCACAATCGAGGCGGCCCACGGGGAGTGGATCGTCGTGAGCATCGTCCATACCCTTGAGGCAGAGGTTCCTGGAGGAGCGTGGCTGTCGCAAATCCTATGTCAAAGGCAGGTCAATGGCTGAGCAATTCGGATACACCGGGCAGGCCCGGCCCGCGGAGGGAGGCGACGAGTACGGCGCGATGATGTTCGTCATCGGGCAGGCGCTCGCGAGGCTCAGCACTTCGACGGTTGTGCGTGTAGTGGCGGTGACGAACGCCGGGGGACTGGCTCCTGTCGGCTTCGTCGATGTTCAACCGCTGGTCAACCAGCTTGATGGCGCCGGCAACGCGGTGCCTCACGGGGTGCTGCACCACCTGCCGTACTTCAGGCTGCAGGGCGGCACCGATGCGATCATCCTGGATCCCAAAGTGGGAGACCTCGGCATCGCGGTGTTCGCCAGCCGGGATATCTCGGCGGTGAAGGCATCAAAGGCGCAGGCCAATCCCGGATCGTGGAGAGCGCACGACATGGCCGACGGCCTGTATGTGGGAGGCCTGCTGAACGGCACGCCCGTCCAGTACGTGCAATTCACTGCCGGCGGCATCAATGTGGTGTCGCCCACCAAGGTGACCGTGGAGGCTCCGAACATCGAACTGAACGCCAGCACGCAATGCGCGCTGAATTCTCCGCAAATCGTCCTCAACGGCACCGTGCAGCAAGGTTCTGGCTCGTTCGGCGGCACGTCGACCTGGCAGGGCAATATGGACACGTTGGGCACGCTGCGCAATAACGGCAAGGATGTGGGTTCGACTCATACCCACTCTGGCGTGCAGAGTGGGCCTTCGAACACGGGGACGCCAAATTGAACACGTTGCTATTGGATCGTACGGCCTGGGACTTTGTGCTGGACGCAGCCGGCAACATCGCGATGGCGTCCGATCCCTATTCGGTCGCTCAAGATGTGGCCAGCGCCATCAAGCTCTTCAAGGGCGAGCTGTTCTACAACAAGGCGCCGGGGGTCCCGTACTGGGATGACATCCTGGGACACCGACCGCCGCTTGCTCTCGTGCGCGAGAACGTCCAGCGCGCGGCCCTCACTGTTCCCGAGGTCGCCAGTGCGCGGTGCACGCTCACCAGCTTCACAGACCGAGCCCTGGCGGGCTATGTCGAAATCACCCTGACCGACGGCACGACGCAGGCCGTCAGCTTCTGAGGAAACCATGGCTACAAGCTCCCAAGTGCCGCGCGTGCAGTTCACGCCGGAAGGGCTGGTGCTGCCCGAAGAGTCGGCCATCCTGGCAGGCGTTCAGACCGACATGGATTCCGCCTTCGGAGGCGGCCTGAATCCTGCGCTGGAGACGCCCCAGGGGCAACTCGCGTCAAGCACCACAGCGATCATTGGTGATAAAAACAACGAGTTCGCCCGCTACGTGAACCAGGTGGACCCGGCGTTCGCCGAAGGCCGCATGCAAGACGCGATCGGGCGGATCTATTTTCTGGACCGCAAGCCTGGCACGCCGACCGTGGTCATCGCGACGTGCACGGGGCTGTCCGGCGTGGTCATCCCGGTTGGCGCCCGCGCCGAGGCGGTCGATGGCAGCTTGTATCTCTGCACGCAGGCCGGCACGATCCCGCCGGGCGGTAGCATTGATCTGCCGTTCGCTTGCTCGGTCGACGGCCCAGTGGACTGTGCGCCGGGTGCCCTGAACCAGATCTATCAGGCTATTCCGGGCTGGGATTCGGTCCTGAATGCGGACGCTGGCACGGTGGGCAGTTACGTGGAGTCACGCGCTGAGTTTGAGTCCCGCCGGCGCCAGTCGGTGGCGCTGAATGCTCGCGGTTCACTGCCATCTATTTATGCGGACGTGGCAAACGTTGCGGACGTGATCGACGTCTATGTGACGGAGAACAACCTTTCCGTGCCGCAGACCATCGGCGGCGTGTCGCTGGTGCCGCATTCCATCTGGGTCGCAGTGGTAGGCGGCGAGGCTGCCGACATTGCTGAGGCCATCTGGCGCAAGAAGAGCAACGGGGCGAACTACAACGGCAACACGTCTTACACCGTAGAAGACCGGGACGGGTATTCCTATCCCTATCCCTCTTACGTTGTGACCTGGGAGACACCTGCAGCGCTGCCAGTGAAGTTTGCCGTTCAACTGGCCAATAACCCGTCGCTGCCGTCGAACATTGTCGACCTTACCAAGCAGGCCATTATCGATGCCTTTAATGGCGTTGACGGTGGGCAGCGTGCGCGTATTGGATCGATCATCTACGCGAGTAGATTCTATGCCCCCATCTCGCTATTGAGCTCTTCGGTGTCAATCCTCTCGCTGCTGCTCGGGGACACGTCCCCGTCGGCGCCCAGCTTGACGGTGCCGATCAACCGCCGGCCGACTATCACGGCCGGCGATATCTCGGTGACCCTGATATGACTGTCGTTCCAAAGCCCGGCTTGGTGGCCCGGACCCTCATCAGCCAATACGCCAACAGCCCCACGCTCGTCCAGCTGATCAACAACATGGACGAGTACATCAACCCAGATGCAGATTTTGATGCGTTCTACGACTTCGTGTGGAACGTCGAGACGGCGCAGGGTTTTGGGCTGGATATCTGGGGCAGGATCGTCGACATCGGTCGAATGCTCACGGTGCCGGGGGATGTGACCTACTTGGGATATGACGAGGCGCTTGATTGGCAGCCATTTAATCAGGCGCCATTCTTCACTGGGGAGCAGGCGACGCAGACTTATCGGCTGGCCGACGATGCCTACCGAAAGCTCATATTGGTTAAAGCGCTCGCCAACATTTCCGACTGTACGTCGCCGAGCCTGAATCGTCTGTTGTCCAACTTATTCGCCGGCCGCGGCCGCTGCTACGTGTCGGACACTGGCGATATGGAGTTTCGCTACGTATTCGAGTTCGCACTGGAACCGTACGAAATTGCGATCCTGACTCAATCTGGCGCAATTCCAAAGCCCGCCGCCGTCTTGGCAAACGTGCTGCAAGTCGACTTGCAAACCACCTTCGGATTCAACGAGGCGCTAATGCAGCCCTTCGGATCCGGCGTATTCTTCACATCCTCGGGGCTCATCCATGCAGGCTAGCAATTCACCCACCAAATCCGCGGTCCCGTTCGCACAAAGCGGAACCAAGAACACAATTCCGGTGGCATCACAGATCGGAGTCACGCCTGGCGCTGCATCGTTTACTGATGGCTTTCCGCCGTTGACGATGACACCATTGGCTGCGGGTGGCGTGCCGCCCTATGGTGCCGACTTCAATGGCATCCTCAATTTCCTGAGCGCGGCTGTACGGTGGGGGCAGGCGGGCGGCAGGTACCCGTTTGATGTTGATTTCTCGACGGCCGTCGGAGGCTATCCAAAGGGCGCGGTTCTGGCCGCAGCGGGCGGCAACGGCAGCTGGTTGAATTTAGTCGACAACAACACCACGAATCCAGACGCTGGCGGCACCAACTGGGCGGCATTGGGTGCTGGCATCGCAAGCACTCTGCAGGCTCAAGAGATGACCGACGACAACGTGTTGCTGACGCCTAAGAAACTGGCAGACGCGTTTGGTGGAGCCAATCAGTCTCTAGCAACCGTTGGGCATCAGAAACTGCCAGGCGGCCTGATCTTGCAGTGGGCAACAGTCTTGAGCAACTCGGCTGGTTTCGCGCCCTGGACATATCCGATCGCGTTTCCAAATGACTGCTACTCGGTGGTATCGACAGCAGGCCAGCAATCTGGCGCAGACAACATGACGGTTTCATTAATTGGCACACCGTCCACCGTAAGCACGAATTCAGCGGTCTTCGTCAATGGCACGCAATCCTCGCTGGCAGGGCAGGTTAGCGTTCGTTACCTGGCATGGGGGAGATAGAGATGTTCTATTCAAAATCTACGGGTGGCTTTTATGATCTCGAGATAAACGGCAAGGGCATGCCGGCTGACGTCGTTGAAATCTCGACCGCGGCATATCAAAGTCTGATGGCGGGCCAGTGTTCAGGTCTGCAGATTGTTGCTGGCGCGGATGGTCAACCAACCTTGCAAGAAGTTGTGCCGACCATTGAACAAGTGCGGGTACAGAAGGTGGGATTGGTCCAAGCTTTTATGGATCGCAAGGCGCGCGACTTGAATTACGACAGCATCGCTACGGCGGTCACCTATGCGGACGAGCCAAGCGTGCCAAAGTTCCAAAAAGAAGGGCAGGCCTTGCGCGAATGGCGAAGCCTTGTTTGGCATAAGTGCTATCAAATCCTCGATGAGGTCAGCGCCGGGACGAGAGATGTTCCGTCGGACGCTGGCCTTATTGCGGAACTTCCGCACTTAAACTTTCCCGCAGCATAGGCTAAGTGGTTGCGCTTTGAGCGGACGGCCTTGCGGCATCTGACCTATAGGACCGTATCAGCCGCCGCGCCGGAGTTTCTATAAACCGGAAAACCAGACACGAAAGCGCGATCAATATGACTAGGTACGAGTAAAACATTGCCGTACGCGAAAGCTCGAAGGGCAAAACTACTGCGTTGTAGTACCAAATCATCAACGGGTAATGCAGGATGTAGAGTGCATAGCTGGCCTCCCCCAGGAAAACTGGAACCTTGTGCGACATCGCCTTTTGAACCACTCCATCGCCTTGCGCTAGAGACAGTATCAAGATGGAGAACGGGATGGCGACTAAGGGAATGGCGTTGTGAATCCATACGACCGGCAAGACGATTGAGGCCACCGCAACTATCGACGCGAGTCTGCCGGGCATTCTGGGGATCATCTTCCATTTTGTGCACGCGCCCAGCACCGCTCCAATCAAGAAGAACGGCAAGTTCCTTATCGGGGAGTACGGCCCCGTCAGGTCAGGCCAGGGAAGGGGTAGCTTCTCAAGCGTGTGCCACGGCAGGGGAATGATTCGATCGTGCAGCAGCATGGCAATTGCGGCGACTACTGCGGCCACCACTACACGTCGCCGGGTCAGCCACGGCAACACCCACGGGAAACAGGCGTAGAAAAACACTTCGACAGACAGAGACCAGCCAGGCACATTCATGGTCAACGCATGCTTCTCCGACCAGGCCTGAAGCATGAAGACATTGAGCGCCACCGTCGTGCCCTCGTAGTTCCCGAGGCTATACATAACGACGAGAGAAAGCAGGTAAACGGGATATATGCGGGCAAATCGTGCAAGCCAGAATTTCCCCTTGTTGACCATTCCGGACTCATTGGCGTACACCCGCGTCATGATGAAGCCGGACAGCAAGAAGAAGTACGCGACAGCTAACTGCCCTCTGCTAACGAAGGCTTCGATAATTTTATTGTCGAACGGCGGGACGCCCGCGCTGAAGTGAAAAGCGACGACCAGCAACGCGGCGAAGAAGCGTGTGAAGGTGAGTGCATTGAGGCCTTCAACGGCCAAGTTACTGGTATGTTTTTCGACCGCCATGGAGAAGCCCTTTTTTAGGTGGCGGAATATTACCACTTGTGACATGCCCGCTTCGACACGCCTCTTAGGTCTGTAGAAGCAGCGATGAGAGATTTGACAAGTCGATTGCCTTGTAGGCTAGGGCGGTATGGTGGCGGGTTGGCGGTGGAGCACTCACTATGAACAACTGCCGGAAGGGACACATGGACGTATGTCCCCTGTAACCAATTGCGTGTATAAAGGGTGCTTTTCCGGGGGGAGGCAGGGATGGAAGAGAATGCGCTGAAGCGTTTCATATCTGACGCTCAGGAACTGTTGTGGAAGTCGGGGGAAACCCGTAAGGCGCTTGAAGACGCCGGGGTGTCAGTGGTGCCTTCGAATTTCTATTCGTCCACTCCATCGCTGGAAGATCTTGATCAGACCTTTGAGCAACATGGCGCGCCGTACTTGGCAGGATTTGACGCGCGAGTGTTGCATCGGGAGCTTCAAGAATTAACGCCCTACGCTGAAGGGTTTGATGTGCCGGTCAAGGGCCACGAGAATAGCGGGGAGTTTTTTTGGGAGAACGGCCAGTTTTCCTACAGCGATGCGGTGTCCTACTACTCGTACATCAGAAAGCAACGGCCGGGGAAAGTTGTAGAGATCGGCAGTGGCTTTTCCTCTCTGGTAGCTTTGAAGGCGCTTCAGGAGAATGGATCTGGAAGCCTGCTCTGTATCGAGCCGTACCCAAGGGAGTTCTTGGTGGATTTGGCGTCCAAGGGTGCTCTTGACTTGAAGAGGGTGAAGGCACAAAGCGTCTTGGAGCTTAACAGCGTGCTTCAGGACGGCGACATTCTATTCATTGATTCCACTCACACCGTAAAGATTGGCAGCGACTGTCTGCATATCTATTTGCGGCTTCTTCCTACCATACGCCGCAAGATTCTTGTGCATGTCCATGACATATTTTTGCCGTTCGGGATGCCCGTGGAATGGGCTAAGAAGTTGCATGTGTACTGGACAGAGCAATATTTGCTCCAGGCTTTTCTTCTGGACAACCCCAAGGTCAAGATCAAGTTTGGTAGCTACTTCCACGAGCGCTTCAACTTCAATGATCTTGATGCCTTCATGGCTGGTCGATACCAGTGTGGCGGAAGTAGTTTTTGGTTTGAGTACGACGGCACTTTAGGCAACTAGCCAAGTGAAATCCTGAACCCTGCTGAGGCAGGGTTTTTTTTCGTCCATACGGGAGGCAATCCATGCGAACCCGATCCAGGAGCATGCACATGCATGAAGACCAAGCTGCAATGGTCAAGATGGGTATCGGCGCCGGTGGCGCCGTTTTTTATGGCCTGACGCTGAATGAGTGGGTGGCGGTGGCCACCCTGTTGTATCTCGCGATGCAAATAGGGCTTCTGGTGCCCAAGTACTGGCGGTTGGTTGTGGGGTGGTGGAAGGGGGGCAGCGTATGAGCGCCATGGGGAAGCGTGTTGCGGGAGGGGCGGCGGCTCTTGTCGCCTCAGGTGCGCTGACGCTTTTCAGCGCAGACATACAGCAGTTCCTTGGGCGGTGGGAAGGCGAGGGGCAGAACGTCGTCTACGCGGACAAGCTGGCCAAGGGACTGCCTACCGTCTGCAAGGGGATAACCAAGTACACAAGCCCCTATCCGGTGGTGGTGGGGGACTACTGGTCACAAGAGCGCTGCATCGAGGTCGAGCGGATGGTGGTGAGCAAGGGACAGCTAGAACTGGCGGATTGCGTTGACGTGGCTATCAGCCAGCCGATATTCGAGGCACTCACCAGCCACTCCCACAATTTCGGGGTAGCCAGTACCTGCGCTAGTCGGGCCGTCGGCCTGATCAATTCAGGGCGTGTATCCGAGGGGTGCAATGCGCTAGCCCATGGACCTGACGGTAAACCGGCCTGGTCGTATTCAGATGGCAAGTTCGTGCGGGGTCTGTACAACCGCCGTCTTGCGGAGCGTGAGCTATGTCTATCGGGACTGCGCTAATCGGCTGGAAGGGCTACGCCGCGGCGCTGGCGGCGGGCGCGCTGCTGGTGGCGGGTGTGGTGCTGGAGCGGCAATGGTATGGCGCACGTCAGTATCAGGCCGGAGCTGACGCTAAGCAGGCCGAAATCGAGAAACGCCAAGCGGCCATAGCGCGCGCCTGGCAGGAGGAAAGGGACCGTGCTGATGCCCAATACCGCGGCGCCGTCTTGGCGCGAGAAGCTGCTGAAAAAACTGTTGCCGCTCAGCGTGGCCGGATTGACGGGCTGCTGCGCCAGCTTGCCCGGCGGCGTGCCGAAGCTGCCGGAACCGGCGGCGGACCTGATGCAGCCGGCCCCGACTGGATCGGAATTATTGGATCGTGTGTCGGGCGATATGAGCAGCTGGGAAAAGATGCTGCTCGATGGGCCGACCAGGTGAACGGCCTGCAAGATTATGTAAGGGCCATCCGAGCGACCGACTAGAATTCACCCATGCAATGGAGACATGACAATGGCTAGGGAAAGGCTTGAGAGGACGAAGGACGTTGCGCAGATAATTTCGCTGATCTGTGTGCCCATACTGGTAGCATTTTTCGGCTGGCAATTCCAAGCAGCGGAGAAGGATAAGGAGGTTAGGCGCGATTATGTTCAGCTCGCCATATCTGCCCTCACTTCTGAGCGGTCCAGTAGCGAAACCCGGGAGTGGGCCGCAGCGGTATTGTCCGAGTTTTCCCCAGTGCCCCTGGGCCCTCGCCAAGCCTCTGCGTTGAAAAAAGGGGAGGCGGCTAGCTGGGCAGGTGGACGCCCGGCGCTGCCCGCCAATCTCTTTGCGCCGTGCCAGCCGATCCCGCGCGTTGATTCGCCGTCCTGGGACGACTTGGCGCAGGCTCATGCCGCGCTGGCGTTCCAGTATGCCGAATGTGCCGCTCGGCACCAAGCCGTGGTGGACGCCTGGGGCAAGCCGTAGGCTATCAGGCGCCCTCAGTCGTCGAGCAGTTGGAGTGTTCGGCGTCTAAGGTCCGCCAGCCGTGCCTCGGTCTCCTCCTTCCAGCCCGCTTCCCACGCTGACAACTTGGCCTTCCATTTGCCTGGTGCTTCGCCTGTGTGGCCGGGCATATTAGCGGCCACCAAGAACGGACAAGCGGAAAGTGGTACACCGTGCCTTGCAGCTTCTCGACCAGCTCGGTGAAGTAGGTCCTCCATTTCGCACCTCCTTGTAGGCTTGTATCCTAAGGCTGACGATGGACTCTGTTTGCATGAGTGTCGAGCTTTGTTACCCAAGGAAATTAGTGCTTGATGCAATAGGAAGGGGCCAAGTGCTTGCACCGTCATCGCGGCGCCATCCCCTTGCGCAGCTTGCGCGGTGATTCCAGCACCTCGGCCGTCATCTGGTCGCGCTCCAATACACAGGGCTCCTTTGCCAGGCCCGCCAGCAGGTCGTCGTAAATGTCGCCCGTCAGGCCGGCGGGCCGCTTCAGTTCAAAGGACACCTGATGCATGCGCAGCAGGGCCGCGCGCAGGCGCTTCACCTCCCATAGCAGGGAGAGCACATCAGGGTTCCAGGGCTGACGCTCCCGGATGGCCCGGAGGTCGGCGAAGGTGAGCGGGTCTTTGAACGGCATGGCGGAAAACACTGGTCAGATATCCAGTATATTCCGTCCGCAATCGGGGTCAGCTATCGGGCTTTCCCGTCCCCCATGGGCGTGGCTGCCAGGCGTTCGGCCGGGTAGGGCACCAGGAAATCGCGGGTGTCGGCCACGGGCGCGGTGAGCCAGTCCTGGTAGGCGCCTTCCGGCAGGATCACCACCATGCGCTTTTCCTTACCGGCCTGGTGATAGTTCTGGAAGAGCGGGTCCTGGTCGGCGTTGATGGTGAGCATGGTGTAGCTCTCCTGCCACTGGCCGGCGGCGTCTCGGTAGCGATCCCACAGACCGGCGATGCCCAGCGGCGCGCCGTCCGCTCGGGTGAACCGGGTAGCCACCGCAGCGCCCGACCGCCAGTCGGGCTCGAAGATCGCGTCGGCCGGGATGATGCAGTGCTGTGCTCGGCGCCAGGCGTTGCCGAACGTGAACGACTTGGCCGCCGTCTCGCCGCGGGCGTTGAATGTGGACAGCTTGCCGGCCTTGTCCAGGCCGTCCGCCTTGGTCATGGCGCTGATCAGTCCCCAGCGGCCCACCATCGCCTCCAGCTCCGGCACGGCCTCGTCGCCCGCGTCATGCTCGGGAGGGCGCCGCACGAACAGCCCCTGATACTTCGGCCACATGTCGTACTTGCCCATGGCCTTCGGCTTCTCGGGCACGCCGAATTTCTTCAGCAGGTACTCGGCATCCTTCAGGGTCTGATAGTGGCTGCACATGGTGCCCTCCATGGTCAGGGGCGGACTGCTATCCGTGCAAACACGGTGGAGGACAGTTAGCTGATTTTCTTGCCTGCCCTGGAGACTAGCTCTCGTCCTCTTTGTTCACCCAAGTGGAATGAAACCACTTAAAAGTTTCCTTTTTGCCGAAACCTGCCCAGCTCGGAGCTGTCTCGCCATCAATTTGGATTACGAGCACCTGCGGAACTGCGTTCTCCGTCACTTTACGGACCTCGTCCCGAATCTCAGCTGCTGAAGAATCCCGCCCCGAGCGGTCTGTCAAAATCCATGCGTTGCCGATCCAATGCCAAAAACCAAACTTCTTCTTCAGAGCTTGGGTAATCAAGTCACGCTTTTCTTTTGTTGTGCTTTCATCTACCACAACCACAAAACGGCGCACGCTCATTCGCTTCCCTCAATCGTCAGCGCACCTTTTCGCCGATTATCGACTAGTTGATCGCTAGGGTCGTGCAGGCCCGAAACGCTATCGCCGACCAACCCGCGTTCGATCATAATTTTTGATAATGAATATCGTTCTGAGCGCAAGGCGTCGGGCTGTTTTACTAGGAGGTAAAAATATGCGCACATGAAAGCGATAATTGTCAGCCCCGTCACTCCAGCGAGCACTCGCCAAAGCCAAGGCTCACTCGGCACCCAGTAGGCCGCGCTAACGGTGCCCGTTATAAGCAATCCAATGAGCCATTGAAGGGAAGTAAGCGCCGTCGACTTCGACCCATGGCCATGGGTTTGCGCTTGCTGAAGGAAAGTCTGGAATAAAAATGCCATGCGACGTTGTGGGCAAGTGGCTGATGGCCGAATTTACTATATCTCACTAATACTAGGGGTGGCCCGGCGGTCAATTCCGGTTTGCCCGTAGGACGCTAGAGTCTTGCAGCGATATCCTGGGGAGACTCTCGATAGTACACAGCCTGGAGCAGGCGTAAGTCTTTGTGCCCACTGATCTTAGCAAGGGTCATCACGTCCACCTTCCGCGAAAGGCGCGTAAGCGCCTCGGCGCGTGAGTCGTGAAAATGTAGGTCTTCAATCAGAAGACGATCCCTTGACTTCCGAAATAGCGTGTCTAAGGAAGCCGCAGTGATAGAAAAGCAGGTGTCGCGCTGTGCCACCGGCCGGAGTAGGCGGGCGGCATGACGCGTAAGCGGAACCTGACGGGGGCGTCCTGTGAGGTACTGCATTTTGTGTTTCACTTCGGCAACCCTCCGACCAAGATCTAGCGTGGATTTTCCGAGGCTTAGTATCTCGCCGGCGCGCATGGCAGAGCGCAACCCTACCAAGAATGCCAAGGCGACTTCTTGGCTCTTAGTGATGGGCGCAACGCCGGTACGGTAGCCCAGGTCGCGGCAAAGGCGCTTCACCTCAGCGGGGGCCACGCGACGTGTGCGCGGGGGCGGCTCCGGAATGGATCTGAGACCATCGAAAGGATTGTGATCCATCCAATGCCATTCTTTGCGGGCAATGGAGAATGCATTCCGAAGCCAGTTGATGTCTCGCAGGACGGAAGCGGAAGAGACTGGGCGGTTCGGCTGGCCGTCCGGCCCGACGAAGCCGCTCAGGCGTGCATCGCGCCAGGCGGCAACCTCTGGAGTATTGAATTGGGAAAGGGGAAGGCTCGCCAGCGCTGGGAATTCGCGCAGGAATGCCGCGATGCGTAGGCTTTCGGGCCGCGCGCCAAGCTTGGTACTTGAAACCTCGCGCTCATAGCGCAGCAGCATGTCGCTGACGGTGTGCAGATCCGCGGGCGGGGCATTCTTGCGCTGCCTCAACTCAGTCTCGCGTGCGGATGCCCAGGCTTTTGCTTCTCTCTGAGTGCGCAGTACTTTGGAGTCTCGCACACCGGCAACATACAGTTGTACGCGCCAGCCGTCTTTGTGAGGCTTAATCGAAGCCATGTGGGGAAACCCATGGGGAGAAATTGGGGAACCCAGTGTACGAAGCTTGCCTTTTGATGGCAATTAAATACTGTTTATAAGAACAGTAATTTTTTCTATGTTTCTGTTTTTACGCTTCTTTCTAGTTATCGGAAGTGTGCGTAAAAACGTGTTTGGCATGCGTAAAAAATGCGTGGTGCCCGAGACCGGAATCGAACCGGTACGGCCGCGAGGCCGAGGGATTTTCTTACCACTTCGGCTTTCGCCGCCAGCGCGGATGCGCTGTTCGTGGTCTGGAGCACGCCTTCACCATAGCCTTGCGGCCTTAGGTGCCCGCCGTCTGCTCTCTACACCTTCCCCGGCCGTGCGGCCAGGGCTTGGCTCGGCGTTGGCTCGGAACGGGTCCAGGGCATTCGCCGAGTTTGACGGGCTACACCTTTGGAGTTTCCCCCAAAGGGCTCAAATTAGTTCAAGTCCCTTGTGTCTACCAATTTCACCACTCGGGCGTTGCGCGGCCCGGAAGGGCCGGCAGCGGGCGAGACTATACCATCCCGGCGCCAGGTGCCCGGATTGCGGGCTCCCGTCAGCCGGGGCGTTCAGGAGACGAAGCGCACGGCGGGGCGCGGGCGTTCGTCCACGGTCAAGGAAAAGACGTCGGGGCGCGAGTAGTGGCCCACCACGTCGAAGTCGTAGCGGGCGCGCACCAGTTCCGCCGTGTCGACCTGGGCGGTCAGCAGGCCGGCCTTGCCGCGCAGCGGGCCCGCCAGCACGTCGCCCAGCGGGCCGACGATGA